CTGCAAACGTATTGCAGTGCTCACACGTCACGACCGAGCCTATCGAGCGCACTGTATATCGATCGTTCACTCATACTGTACTGTTCAGATAGTAGCGCTACAATATAAGTCACCTTCTGACCATTATCGCGCATCTCGCAGTACTTCTTATACATTCCGTCCAACTTGTGGTCAGTTGTTCTTATTCCAGCTCCATCCATTTTGGATAGTATTTCACAATTGAAATTCAGTAGTTCAAAAACTTTCATTTTTCTTTTCTAATAACTAAAAATGACTAATTTTGTGGCCTCACCCACGTATTTTAAAACATAACAAACGACGGCTCGAAACCAAGGCACTAAGCCCCCGGTTTTGCGGGTCGTCGCATTTATGTTAGTACGTGGGTGAGATCACTACTGACAAGCCGGGGGCTTTCTTTTTCCCCCATATAAACGAATCAAATAAACTTCACATATTTCATGTTGTCCTCAATGAACTGCGGGGCCTTCCTTGCAATATTGCCCGAGTTGGCCGTTACCCACGCGGAGAATACGCCCGGGAGCGGTGGTTGCCTATCTGAAAAATCACCGTCCAATATGGCAGTCGGGTCCTCACTTGCAAAAATTGGAATACAGACGCATCTACAAGCCGGATGCCAACCCTCAAAATAGAAGTTCTTAGGGTACGATCCCTCGAGCGTTGAACATAGCTCGCAAACGCCAATTGAACGGCTTGTGACTATTTCATAACCTACCACGAAATCCATGCTCTGCCATCTTAGCCAGTCGGCCTTACGATAAGCCTTGTTAAGTTCTGTTCTGGCAAGACGTAGCGCATTCTGATATGACGATCGGTAAACACCGATACCGGGGTGGTAATCCTTGGCGGCAGAAGAAAGCTGAAGCTCCCCATTCTTGTCACGTATCCTACGGAAAAGCATATCCGGGTTACGCAGATATTTCTTGATATCCCGGGCCAATTCAGGTGCACCCTTTCCATCAGCAATAGCAGCATCGATGCAGCGCTCCATCTCTGACCTTAGTCCGCCTTGGATATTCCACACGCGCTCTGATGTAGTCATTCCAGAGCGCTTTACATTTAGGAACGCGTCGAGCGCATCGAGGTTATGCACGGCATATACCTTTGGAACAGAATCACCAAAAATGCCGGTAAGCATTTCATCATTTTTAAGGTTCGAAATACCCCATACGTCAGTAACACCCGTCTTGATAATAATATTTAGCCTTGCACCAAAATCAGAAATGATTCCATCCACTTTCCTTGAAACGGCAGGGTAAGAGGCTAACTTGAAAACATCATCAGGCTTTATTCCGGCATTTGAGGCCGCCCTTGAAACCCTTTCTGAAGTATCATCGAACAGGCTATCGACATCCTTGAGCATCTTGTCGTACCTTTTATGGTATTCGTTATCGTGCTTGTTCATACAACCTTGTGTAACCAGATTCTTTGCTCAATCCTATTCAACCTGAAGCCGAGGTCTGAAAGCCCCCTCATATAGGTTTTTTTTCGCCTATTATCGTCCCAGTTGATAATCAAATGGTGGTTCTTGCCGTGGCGCTCCAACCTATCCATGAAGTCAATCAGGCATCTTTTTGCCCAGAGCAAAGACTTTAGTCCATCTCTTCCGGTTTGTACCCCGAATTGGTACCCGCGCTTTTTCTTACCAACCCAAAGGACAACATTCCAATATACGAGATTGTCGTACTCCTCATTCTCAAGGGTAAGAGTAATTATCTGGCCATGCTCGTTTTTTGTCTTGTAAACAAGATTCTGGCCGTCGTATGTCGGTATGATGTCGTACATTATACCCCTGCTGTCGGCCATGCGCTTTCCTTAGACTTCTTTTCCTGTGACTTTAGTATCCGATCTACCTCAGCCGCGTTGTCCTTGGTCAAGCCAATGGTCTGAACGGCTTCCTCGAGTGACAGCAGGCCAGAGTCATACAGCTTGCAGACATTGGAATACATGGCCGTGGTGTCCTCGTCGAATGGTTCGGCAAAGGTATGGGAGATGCTGATTTCCTTGAGCGTTGCTGCCAGAGTGGTGTGCGTGACGTTGGCCATGATGGCAAGAATCAGGTTTATCTCACGATCAACCAGTGGGTCATAAATCTCAAGCGAGTTGTCGCGCTTCATGTATCCGAGAATCATGGCGCGCTTCAGGGCCTCGCCAGAAAGGTCACCTGTTCCCGTCATGGCCTCCGCCGAAAAATCGGGAGTGAACGTATCTTGCAGGATTGATCCACGCAGAACTTTCTTTTCGCTGTCCTTCATCTCGATGGACGTTGGTGGCTCGATATATTCGAACACGCTGTCTTTACCGGTCAATTGGATAACCTTGCCAACCTGCTCTGGATCCGGAAGCTGGCCCATGGCGTCTTTGGTGGCTTTTACCATCGGGTCGGCAAAGTAATCGTTCGTATCAGCTGCCTTGGAGTCAAGCATCTCGTCGCGCTTGATTCGCGGCTCAGAACCTTCCCACTCTTTGGGTTGCTTGGCGTAGATGACGTTGATTTTTCCGGTTGGGTTAGGACGCTCCGTGTGCGACCAACCGAGAAGCTCCTTCTTGCACTCGTAGATTACTTCCGGAGTCTCGATGTCGAAATGCTCAACCGTCGTACTTCCTTCGTTCAGATAGTACCCATACCCAAAAGCAATCATGTTCTTGTATTGGTCGAACAGTGGACGAAGGTAGTATCCGTTCTGACGGGAAAGGATTACTATCTGACATTGGGCATTGTTGTCCTTATCCTTGTAACATCGGTACAGCTTGGCGCACTCGGTCTCAGCCCCGGCGATACGCTTGAAACTGCGCATGGATGGGTTGAAGCGCAGGTCCTTCAAGAAGTCTTGAAAAGCGGTGAACGCTTCCTGGTGCTTGGAGTTCTCCTCGTCCTTTAGCTTGAACTTGATTGGCTTGGCAAGCAGGAAAAAGAGGGCTACCTCGTTGATGTACCTTTGCCAGCTCCTCGGAAGTTTTTGCACTATGTGGGTGGTCCGGTTTTTGCGAATCTTGTCAGGCCGTTTCATCACATCATGTGTGAGCGGATTGTACTCCTTGATGGCATCCGCAACGGCAAAGTCGTTGTTCTCGAATAGGTCGAGGGCCTTACTGATATCGTTGTCTTTGATCAGTGTAGCAAGGTCGCGCCTGGCTCCGGTAAGGGACAGGAAAAAGTTCTTTCCTAAGTTGAAAACGTTCGATAGTTGCATAGCATATTGTTTTTAGTATATTCCTAAATCGTCCTTGTCCACTTCCTCGGTTGAGTACACCTGGTTCCTGAACTCAAATGTTCCAGTCAGACAGTCCGGAGCATCGTCGTGTGGATTGCCGCCTTCCTTGCGGTAGCTGGTCAATTGCTTGTAGAACTCCGGCCACCTGCGCTCCCATCCAGCAGGAAACAGGGTGGTACTGTTTACACTTGCCGAGTTGGTAAATATTCTCACATTCTTATTTGCCGTTTGCGTATGGTCTTGGAACCAAGCTTTGGTGTAGCGCATCTGCAGAAGTTGGGACTCCACATTTCTACGGAACCCACGGCCGCCGTTGTTGCTCTCAACCACCACCTCCTCAGTCTCGTTCTTGGCGATCATCTCGGCGGTCTTGGGCTCGGTGTACTCCATCGGCTTCTTGGTGAACAGAATGTCAGTCACATAGTTGTAGTCTGGCTGCTCAACATAGCAGATTGAGCACAGGAAGTCGGACCCGGTGTCGGCCGTGTCGGTGTAGTTCTTGCGCTTGGAAACATTGTTGTATGGAATAACCTCGTAAGTCCTGAACTCGTGGTACATGAGACCTTCGACGGGCTTCGGATTCTGCATGTACTGCGTATCGAAGACATACGGGTCCTTCTCACGAAGCTTATGGAGCTCCTGAACGGTGTGCTTGAAAGGCCATAGAGCCTTTTCATCGCCGCTCTCATCAGTAAACAGGCACGGAAGTGATATGACGGTCCACTCACCTGGCTCAAGAGCCATCAGGTATCCGCAAAGGTCGTTTTCGTGAAGCCTCTGCATTACGATGATGATGGGGGTATTGCGGGAGTTTACACGGTTTCGGATGGTAGTCTCGAACTTCTTGTTTACCTTCTCACGGGCAGTATCGTTGGTGGCCTCGTCGGGCTTAATCGGGTCGTCGATTATCATGGCACCGGAGAAAGTCTCGCGATCGTTTCCGGACGTAATCATATCAATGTTGTTTCCGAGCTCAAGCTCGTCATCGACAGAAACCAAATTTTCGGCACCTTCCTCATCAACAGTACCAGCTCCGAAGCCGGTTACCTGACCGCCCATTGATGTGGCATAAAGGCCACCGCCCTCTGTAGTGACCCATTTCTTTTTCGAGTCAGTATCCTTTTTAACCTGTACATATGGAAAGATAGAGCGATACTCGGAGCTCTTTACTATATCCCTTATTTCTTCAGAGTTATCCAAGGCCAGGTCATCAGAATAAGAAAGATGGATGAAATTGCTGGATGGATTCAGGGCGAAGCCGTATGCAATGAAGTTCTTGACCACCAGCTCGGTCTTGGCGTATCTGGGAGCCACGTTGAAAATAACCTTCTTGAGCCTTCCGTCGATGACCGCGTCAAGTGTTTCGCAAATAAGTTTGTGGTATTGGGCGACGATGAACTTTTTCTTCTTCAGGGATTTGAAGAAATACTTCGTGAAGTTCAGCGTACCGACGGTGCAGTATGCCTGTATGATTTCGTTTCCATCATTCCTGGGCATCGTCGAGTTCCTCCAAATACTTTTTGGCCTCCGCCTTGCTCATAGGCTTGGTCGACACGTTGGCATTGATATCCTGCTTGTCGGCAAGGCCAATCTCACGAGCTATCAAGTTGGCGTTCAGCAGGTCTGCTGCCGCTCCTTCAAGCTTTTGTGTATAGAATAAATTCTTTATGCTGTTTGTGATACCGAAATAGGCTTCATCCTTCGAATAGTTTTCGAACGTATCACAGCTGATATTTGCGAACAGACAGAAACCTTTTATTGTCAGAGCGCGCATCTTTTTAACCTTCATTCTTACTCCGGTGGCGAAGACCTTTTCTTCCCTGAGCGGGTTTCTTTCAGCCCATGAGGCATACTCGATGGCTTCATTCCACAACTCTTCGGGTGTGTATTTTTTTTCCGTCCCAACACCGAACCCTTTTGCAAGTTTCCAGTAACTGTTACCTTTTGGCGCTCCCATAGTCTTTCTAAAATTGTGGAGAACCGGATGCCTTTTGCACCTGGCTCTCCGTTGAATTAAACGGTACCTTGACAAATAGTTGCGACGATGGGACTCGAACCCATGACCTCGGGGTTATGAACCCCGCGAGCTACCACCGCTCCACGTCACTATTTTACGGCCCCATGCTCGTCTCCAAGTCGAGTCTTGCCTGAACCTCGCACCAAAGGTATTCTACATGCTCCCTAAAGTCCGAGCTGTTAAACCACAGAAACCCGACATCGTGCGCCAAGTCGGAAATACGAGACGGTGATGCATGCAACTCACTTGATATTGTCTTACGCAATCCGTTGGGCATGTCATCACCAAGCAGTGTCCCGGGTGAAT